ATAACAATATAATAGAGAATAAAGAATAAATAATAGTATTATTTAATATAAAAATGAATTTTCTTGAATTAGCAAATAGTTTAAATACAATCGCAAATATGCGTACAAGTAATTTTTCAAAGTCTGTGCCTGAAATAATACAAGAAATAGAGAATAGGCTCCAAGAAGCACAAACGATGGTTGCGCGTTTTAAAGTGGGCGAAATCAATGCAAAAACCGTAGATATTTTTGTTGATAATTTTGAGAATGTATTAGATGCGGCAGAAGAGCTGGCCGATGAATTGGAAAATCGGTATCCGGATGACGGAGTTTCCAGTGAAAGTGAGCCAGAACAAGAAGACGTTCCCGATGATTTTAGTATAAAATCGGACGAAACATTTAATGAAGAAGAGCGATCATATATTGAAAATGAGAGGCACTATGCATTTTTAAAGAAGTTCGGTCTCCGGCCAACCAAAAGACGCAATTTTGCAGAGTGTTATAAATCAGAAGATGGCGGAGATATGTGAGTAAGTAATTCAACGACTTTTTTACTGGTCTCAAGTGCGCCTTCTATCCATTGTTGATTTTGTGCGGAGTAATGCTCCCCACAAATGTAGAGAGGCATTTGTTCAAATGGCTTCAATAGTGCGTCTTCAATAGATTCACTATTTGCACCAACGCCCCAATACCCGACACCGCATTTCCAATGGAAGATCTTTGTCGAAATTGGAGTGGGAATAGTAATACCAATAGAGGCACGCACCAGGCGAACAATTTCGGCATTAACACCGCGTATTCCAGATTTGGCTTCGAGCGATTTCCAAAAGTCCGCGAATTTATTATCAGTATACGAGATCATAATTACGCCATTAGCAGAATCAATGGGAATAATCATCCTTAAATTGTTGTTAGTGGTGAGTTTGGGAAGGTCTTTTATCCATATATTGCGTTTATCAGACATATCGAATTTGGAATAAATACGACATAAGGGGTGACACTCGATATACTTGGTAAGTTTTTGAAGGGGTTTGAAGATAGAAAGCTCCATTAAGTTCTGTTTTGGAATAGCAGAAATGCAATGAAGCGAATGGAATACCTTTTTTCCAGATTGTATTTTGAAGTGATTTTTATCGTAAGTAATAGAGGATACACCGGAATCAATATGTATATGTGGTTTCAATTGTTTTACAAGTGCATTAATGATCTGTGAAAGACCGCCGCTCATAACATAAAACTGATTGCGCGGATTGAGACCGCCCTCCATTAATAGGATACAATCATAAGCATTCATAGAGACCAATTCGGTATAGAATCCAAATGCATCGAGTATTAATTGAACTTCGGATTCACATAATACTTTATGCGCAACATCAATAAATGTTGATTTTATGAGTTCAGATTTGGTCATAGTCTTACTAAAAACTATAACACGGGCAATTAGAGGCGTAATGGGATTATGAGAATGGGCGTATTCGGAGATGGCCATCTCAAAGATGGTTTTGATAGGATTTATTAGCATATTTACAAGTAGATCAGATTCATCGGAATTATAAGACAATCCGGTTCCGTCGCTTGGATAAAATAGAGCATCCGATGAGATTTTTATAATTTTATTATCCAATCCCAAATCGGAAATAAGGTCGAGTAAGAGAGAGTTTTTCTCGTGAAAACGACCGGCGCCCTTCTCGACACGCATATATTTGTCTTCATACGTTTGTATTCGCCCACCGACGACTGATTCCTTTTCCAAAATGATGAAATTATGATTGGGAAGAGTTTTTTTTATAAGCCACCCACAATATAAACCGGCTATTCCACCACCCACAATGATAGTATCGTATAAATCCATAATGATGCGTTTATACAATAAATGAATATTTGATTAAGAAAAGGGTTCAATGCAATATCTACGTAAAATATCAGCAACCAATGTAAGTTTCGCGGGATCGAAACCAATACCGAAAGCGGGAAGACCATACAACATAATGTAATAACTGTAAAGAGGGGCGAGCTTGAAAGTTTTTGTGATGACGAACTCGCCACAAGTATCATCCATAGCACTTACCTCATTTTTACCAGAAAGAATATCTTCAATTCTCTTTTCTAAAATTGTATTCTTAATAGTTAATTCAGTAACATCAGTGTTTAATGTTCTGCTGTGAAGAGCACCGGTTAAACCATCGCGTGCAATTTCAAGCAGTAATTTCACATTTGAATTCTTGGCGGTTGCTAAATTCAAACCAACCTGATAATCCAACGTCAAATATTTGTCCATATCTTGCGAAATTTGCAAATATTTTCTTTCAGCCATATTTTTAACATAATCAAGCTCTATTTTTTTCAAAGTTCTAATTAAATCGCGATCAAATTGTAAGTCTTGTGCAGATGCAGTTTCAATAGGATTGATTACAGTTCTTAATACATTTTTATTATTAGTAATTAGAGATCTGCTTGCACTTCTCATATAATAATTTTATATTAGAAACAGTATAATAATATAGTAGTTTCTAATATAATGGATGGACTTGATTTAGATATCAATAATTATACGATAAAGGATTTGGAGACTTTTTTCAAACTCAATCCGAAAAAGAAATATGCGATTGCTGATATTGAATTGCGCGAAACAGAAATACGGCAATTATTGCTTTCAACCGGACACATAAATAAACGATTCAAGCGAGATTTATTGGAATTTTTGGAAACGGCGCGGGATTGGTTGATTGTTGCAAAATGTCACGGCGAAGTAAAGAAACCAACAACGTTTCAGAATGTGCCTAAACTGGATCCTTATCCTAATTACCCGGCATCAAAAGAGTCAATGTCGCGTACCGAAGAACTCACATTGCGACCAGAAACACCATACATAAATACATTTAATAGTGAATTTCAACAGGGCACACTGAACCCATTGAAAACACGCACAATAACCAAATATTTAAATATTGATACGCGATTCAGAGACAATTTGACTACAACATCCAGTTCCAATTTCACGGTTAATTTGCCGGATCGACTTACAAAAGTGGTATCAATGCAAGTAAGTTCATTTGAATTTCCCATTTGTTTTTATGCGGTTTCGGAATCATATGGAAACAATTTTTTAAATATAACAGTAATTTCACAATTATCACCGACGGACAGTATTGTAACAACACACAAAACCATAATTATCCCCGATGGTAATTATAATGGTGCAGATTTTATTGATAAAATAAACAGTATTATGGCTCCGAAAAATGAAGATGGTACCCCGGTGCACGATTGTGATCCATATAACAATGTGCAATTCAGATTGGATGTATCGGAAACAGGATCGGGAACAGGAAAAGTAATATTAGAGACAGTGGGAAGTTTAGCATATACAATTAAAGAAATTCAAATGGACTTCACATTGGACAAAAATAGGAATCCAGACAATATAGAAACGTCTGCAAAAATAGGATGGAATATTGGGTTTGTTAATAGAAAATACAAGGGAAAAACAAATTATATTTCAGAGGCGATTATTGAACCGGCAACCATCCGATATATATATTTAGTCGTTGACGATTTCAATAACAGTGTTAATAATCATTTTATAAGTGCATTCAATAAATATGTATTTAGTCCAAACATTTTAGCAAGAATTACAATTAAAGGCACATATTTCAGCTTATTGATGGAAACCGATATAATAACAGAACCACGGCGTTTCTTTGGACCCGTTGATATTCAAAAGTTACATATTCAAGTGTATGACGATCATGGGCGAATTCTAGATATGAACAACTCTAATTTTTCATTTGTTTTGAATATTAAAATGTTATATGATTTATAATTAGTAAAAATAATATATTTAGTATAATATATAAATGTCTGGTCCTGCCACTTTGTCTGATCCTATTAATGATATTTCCCAGACGGGAACATATGCTACCACCGTTTATGCTTTGAGTGCTACTGGAGGTTTCACAATGGAGCGTGGATTTGATGATATCAAATTCAGAGCTGCTGATGCTATCTCTAGATTTGATGTTACTGATGCTGTTCAGATCTTGTTTGACGTTGCTACATTCAATGCTAAGCTCGGATTAGTTAAGGATGCTGCTAACGAGAATATTGTTTCTAGTACTTTTGATGCTGTTGATGATTGCTTTAAGGCTGATGGAGATGAGGTTTCATCCATTGAGTTGACTGCTACTGAGTTGACTAACGGAATGAACATTGACGGAAAACAGGTTATATCTGTTGGAAAGTATTCCACTTTGTATTCTGATTTCAAGAACTACGTTGCTTCTTATTTCGGATTCGACGGTGGTTTCTCTTCTCTGTTCGCTGCCGCTTCTGAGTTCAACATTGATACCAATAACGTTTTCAATGGTGCATCTTTTGTTAGACTTTTGAACGGCGAGACTGTTGATCCTTCTGGACACTACATCAGTGATCTTTCCGGAAGCATCACTATCAGTAATCTTACCAAGTTGCTCAGATATGCAGTTGATACCAACTGCTTCGGAAATCGTACCCCCGATTCCGATCCTTCTGGATCATCTGTTGATCCTAGTTACAACAGTAACTACGGTATTGAGGATGGTTTCATTGCTGGTGATTTGATCTGGGTTCCTGAGGGAACCACTATCACATTGAAGCTCGCCATCGATTCTGAGGCCTTCTTGCCCCTTAACAATCTTGGACCTTCTTTTGCCGCCACCAATTATACACAATCTACCAGCTACACTGGTGCTAACTTCTCGCAAACCACCAGTGCTACCACCAATCTCATCACCAGAACCGTCAAGGCTCCTCTGTTGATCAAGTTGGCCAATGCCTCTACCATTGCTGCTCTATAAATAAATAAATAAATACATAGATTATATTTATAAACTATGTCTTCTTCGCCTTCGGCGCTATCAGATTTAATAAACGATATAAATCACGCAACTTTTTATGCAACATCTGTATATGCTTTCAATGCTTCGGGAGGGTTCCAAATGGAACGATTTTTTGACCCATCATTCTATCCTTTTGATGTTATTCCACGATTTGATGTAACCGATTCGCTTCAAGTTTTATTTGATGTAGCAACATTTAACGCAAAATTGGGTCTAGTTAAAAATAGTACAAATGATGCGGTTGTATCATCGACTTTCGATAAAGTAACAGATGTTTTCACAGATTCAAACGGCAATGAAATAAATTCAATTACGATTACCGCAGACGATTTTAAAAATGGATTTAATATTGATGGAAAACAAATTATTTCAGTGGGTAAATATGCGACACTTTATTCCGATTTTAAAAGATATGTAGGATCCTATTTTGGATACTATGGCGGATTTTCATCTCTTTTCGCAGCCGCATCAGAATTCAATATTGATATAAATAATGTTTTTAATGGTGCCTCATTTGTAAGGCTATTAAATGGCGAAACAAAAGCATCAACTGGATGCTATATTAAGGATTTATCTGGAAGTATCACGATCAGCAATATAACAAGACAATTGCGATTTGCTATAGATACAAATTGTTTCGGAAATAGAATACCAGGAACTATTGATGAATCTGGAAATTATGTGGATGGATCAGGAACCGCAGTTGATCCAAGTTATAATAATAACTATGGTCTTGAAGACGGATTTATAGCAGGTGATTTGATATGGGTACCAACGGGAACAAAAATAACATTGATTTTGGATATTGATTCCGAAGCATTTTTACCCATTAATAATATTGGACCCGGATTAGCAGCAGCCAATTATTCACAAACAACGGTATTTTCTGGTGATAATTTTTCGCAAACAACCGATGCGACCACTAATCGAATTACGCGCACAGTCCAAGCACCATTGCTAATAAAATTAGCAGACGCATCAACAATTGCTGCTCTGTAAATACAACCAATATGATTCGCAAATTGGTTGTATATTCCGCACTACAAAATGAGTAAAAATATCAAAAATAGTGTGTGTTATTTATATAAAGGATGTTAAACGGGTCTTTTGATTATAAGCGGTTTAGAAAAAGTGCAATTCCCGTGCCGCAAACACCAATAGTGTATATATCCGAACAAGGTCCAAAAGGTCCCACTGGTCCAACAGGAAGACAATACGATGAAAACGATTTGTCTTTTGGCGATACCGGAGCTACTGGACATATTGGATATTATGGTCATACTGGTTCTTTCAGTGGCGAACCTATTTATGATAATCTGATACCTGAAAAGCCAAATCAAATATGGTTTGGAACATCAACAAATCCATTTGCGAATTTATATGTTGAAAATGGAGGCCGATTTGGAAATATTGATGTTGTTGGAAACGATATTTTGCCGACACAAGAATCAACCGATTTGGGTGCTTCTGACCGACGATTTCAAAATACATTTGTCGGCGAAACAATGAATGCTAATGTTTTCCAAATAAGCGATGAAAGTGGAAATCAAATTCAGATGTATTTTGATCTAAATAACTATAGAATAATATACGATGTTACAACGGCTTCCGGTGAAAATTTTAAATTATACAGTACAGAAACTGTGAATAATACTATAAATGTTGATTTATTTCCATATACTGGGTTATCATTTTACAAATCGGTGGTTGCTGGTGGACCAATTTTAGACAGTATTGTTAGTGAAATATATCAGAATTTAGAAACCACATTCGAACTAGAGCGAAAGACAACGGGCTACTATATTGTGTGCGAAAATAATGCAACAATCGATGCACCTACAACGATTTCTGTATTGAATACATCGACATCTACATTGCTGACGTTTGATCAAACAACGTCATCATTGGATGTTTCCAGCGGTGATATCTTGATTATGTCGGTTTATAAAGATAATTCAAGTCCGAATAAATATGGAATAGAATGGTCAAAGTTTTCAATTTCATACCCGATAAATTCTGTTTATACCGAAAAAATAGCTGACTTTGCAATAACTACTGATAAACTTTCAAATGGAGCAATTTCAACTGATAAAATTGTTGATGGATCAATAACAAATGAGAAGCTTGCGAATGTGGGAGTTGAAATAGTGGATTTTTTGGATAATAGTATTCACGGGAGTAAAATAAAAGATGGTGTATTAGATACGTCTTCATTTGCAGCAGGAACAATATCAGGCGATCGATTTATAGATGGTTCAATAACAACATTAAAAATTAGTGGTAATGTTTTGTTTTCCAATCAACATTTTGCAATTAAAACAGTTACTGCTATAGATTTTGCATCAAATACAATAAGTGCAAATGCAAAATTTACAGATAATGCTGTACATATCCAACATTTGACGGATGAAATGACTAGTCATTTAGGATTTGGACCAAGAGGTAATACTGGAGAAACCGGAAAAACTGGCTTTGAAGGTGATTGTGGTGAAACAGGATTCACGGGAGTAACTGGTCCTACTGGTAAAGATGGAATTTCTTATGTTGGACAAACGGGAAAAATGGGAACAACTGGTAGAACCGGTAGTACTGGAACAACTGGCCAAACAGGCAGTACTGGCCAAACAGGCAGTA